TATTCAACAAATCAAAAAATTGCAGAATTACTGATGGATACTAGGTATGCATACATGTCTGCTTTTTCTTTGTACACAAATATAAACAAACTATTGATAGAAAAATTCAAACCACCCTATTCTACATGTTTAGAAACTTGGATAATAAACCGTTTGTTGACACAATTACCTCTTATTCATGAAAATGTTCAAAAGGAAGGAGTGCTTCAAACAAGGATAGAAATGTCTCTGAATGTAAGGGATGTCAACACAATAGGTGGAAGAATCAAACTACAGGGCTTGTGGGGTGACTATATTATGAATGATATCACAGAATTGTTAGACGAAGCTTTTATTTATGTACATACAATGAAAGAGCCTTCAAACATCTTTCATGAAAATGTTAAAGCATTAAAAACAATTAATTCTTTTCAAAGAGAATATGATGGATTATCAAAGAAACATCAACATGGTTGTTTCAATAATAAATCGGATTGGGAGAATTACTTGTTATTAAATACAAAGATTGGTTGTTCAGCAACAGTAATTTATCATTCAGTGAAGTACACCCTGGACAAGGAAAAACCCTTTTTTAAAAAAATAATCCATAATTTAAATAATGAATCTATTGGTGAATTATTGAGTACAAAAGCAGTGATTGCAGATATAGATAGGGAAGTTTTAGCCACAGGGGATTTGCCAAAAAGGGAAATAAAAAAAAGATTGAAAAGAATTAGTTTTTTAAAAGAAGGGAAAACAGACAAAGATTATGAGGATAAACTGAAATTGTTAGTGTTGTCAACCAATGCAAGATTTTATAACAGATATAAACCAAGACAAAAGGTGATGGAAACAGTATTGGATATTATTGAAGAAAATTCTAGTTTAAACACAACTGTAAAGTTTGCAAATAATTTTATAAAGAAGGAAAAAGGGGTAGTTTTAGCTGACATCTGTATTAAAGCTCAGTATGGTGCAAAAAGAGAGTTTTATGTGGTGAATATTGGTGCAAAAGCCTTAGCTAGGGTAACAGAAAACTTCTTCAAGGAGTTGTGTAAAAACTCACCACATGAAGCAATTTCTATACCAGGGGACAAGAAAATAGTGACAATGCAAAGCATGTTGGACAGAATTTATTTTAATTCTTTTTTTCAGACAAACACAAGTTAATATATGTCAATGGTGATTGTACAAAATGGTCTGCTGCAGAAACAATGGCTTCTTTCATTTCTATGATTTATGCTTTTAAAGAAAAAATAACTAAAAAAATGTATTCTGTATTGTTG